GCACAATGTGTGTATAAGACAGTCTATATACCTCAAAATGTAGATGATGATATTGATACTAATGAATATATTGTAACCGAATTACCTAAGAAGAAGAACGTTACAATAGTAACTGGGTTGTGGGATATTAAACGTGATACATGTAGTGGTACTTTTAAAAGATCATTTGAGACGTATTTAGAAAAATTTGACGAGTTATTACGTATTGAGGAACCAATGATTATTTTTACAGAAGCAAAGTTGGTCCCATATATTGAAGCTAGAAGACCAAGCGTAACAACTAGAGTATTTGTTAAAGAAGTTGAAGAGTTAAAAACTTGGTTTGCATTTTATAATAGGGTTCAAGAAATTAGAAATAATCCAGAATGGAGAAAAATTGCTTCGTGGTTGGAAGAGAGTACACAAGCTAATCTCGACATGTACAACCCTATTGTAATGTCTAAATTGTTTTTACTCAATGATGCTGCAGTTTACAATAGTTTTGAAACAGATTATTATTTGTGGTTAGATGCAGGTATTACAAATACTGTACATCCCGGTTATTTTACGCATGATAAAGTTTTAGATAAAATAGAAACTCTTCTACAAAAGTTTTTATATATAGCATTCCCGTATTCAAACTACGAAATACATGGTTTCCCGGAAAGTGCTATGCGTGATTATGCAAATTGCGATAAAATATCATATGTATGTAGAGGTGGGGTTTTTGGTGGTAATAAAAATTTTATTAAACAAGTTAACGAAATTTATTACTCATTACTGAGCGATTCATTAAGTAAGGGTTTAATGGGTACAGAAGAGAGTATTTTTACAATTATTGCACATAAATACCCAGAATTAGTTGATCGTGCAATGATTGATGATGACGGTTTAATTGGAACATTTTTTGAAAATTTAAAAAACAATCAAGTTAAGTTAATAGGTAACCGCAGGGTTAGACCGGTAAATGAACTTAAAACTAATTTATATGTCATTACTTTCAACTCTCCAAAACAATTTAGACGTCTTTGTGAAACATATAGTAAAGAACCTGGATTCTTTACACATAGCAGAAGATACGTATTAGATAATTCTACCAATTTGAATACAACAGCAGAGTACGTTGAAATTTGTAAAGAGTATAATTTCGAACATATTAAAAAGGATAATTTAGGTATTTGTGGTGGTAGACAATTCATAGCTGAGCACTTTGATGCATCAGATGCTGATTATTGTATTTTCCTCGAAGATGATATGAATTTGAACAATTCATCTTTAGGGTCGTGTGCAAATGGTTTTCAAACTTATATACCTAATCTTTACGATAAAGTGCATAAAATATGTGAAACACACGGTTACGACTTTTTAAAGTTTTGTTTTACTGAATTTTACGGTGATAATAAAACTCAATGGGCATGGTATAATGTACCAGGTGAGTACCGAATTGAAAATTTTCCGGAAAAACCATATTTACCCGCACAAGGTTTAGACCCATATGCTCCTAAAACTAAATTTAAACATATTTATTGTATGGAAGGGTTACCGTATGTGGATGGAGAAATATACTATTGCAATTGGCCACAATTAGTATCAAAAGAAGGTAATAGAAAAATGTTTTTAACTGATAAATGGGATCACCCTTTCGAGCAAACATGGATGTCTTATATATACCAACAAACTAAAAAAGGTGTTATAAACAGTGGGTTATTGTTAGCATCTCCAATAACACATCATAGATTTGACCATTATGATGGTAATGCTCGCAAGGAGTCTTGAATAAATATTGTAGATGGATGTTTTAACATTATCTAACACCTATTTTAACGGTGTAAGTGCTAATTATAGTTACGACCCTAGTATTGATATAGAAACACAAAACTATATCAGCTACGAGGGTATTAACGTGTCAATAGTAGATTTTTTATCTGGTGCTAAAGATACTTCAAATAACTATTATAGCAATTTTGTACTAACCAATAAAACAAATGTTGGTGATAAAGTTAAAATTGAATTACCTATCGATGTATATCCTAAATCATTTTTAACATATCTAGGTTTATATACAAGTGGTGAAATTTTACCTAAATCGCTCACAGTACAAACTAATTTTACACCACAATTAAATACGGTTGCCTATACAATAGGTTTTGATACATATGATACTGATTATGAGTATCAATACTACGCTGTTAATCTTTTAGATAGTGATAGATGCACTATAACACAATCTATTAGCGGTATAAATTACTATTTATCATATTTTCAATGCAACACCGGTAGCAGTGAATTTTTAATGGTATATGAATATCAAAATGATGAAGTTAATATTTTTAATTATTTGTACGATACAGTTAAAAACCAACTTGTTCTCTATAAATTAGTTAATGGTGAGCAAAAGTACGTTAGTTATGATACAACAAATAATTGGTTAACCTTGACAGGTTTTATATCAGGTAGTGATATATTTAATACATCATGCGCACTTAAAACTCGCAGTTATAATAATTACAATCCTATATTACCAAGTGATTGGTACTCATATACTCAAATAATTGATTTAGATAACTTAAATGTTAATAACGATAGAAGTGTAGATAATGTAAAGCTCAACTATATCCTTAATTTCACTAACGAGAAGGTGGATAATAATACTATACCTGTAAATATTTTACCTCTCAAAAACGATAAAGACGATAAAAACAGTTTAAGTAGAGGTAATATAATCAACCAAAATGTTGATGGTGTTATACAACGAGATTATACATCACTTAATACTGGAACAAACCAGTTAAGAGGTTCACCTGATTTTAATAACACCTATAGTGCAACAACCACTCAATTACTTGTTAAGAGTGATAATATAACATTCTTTTATTTCCCATATGAATCATTTCCAATTATAAAGCTTAATATAAACGATTCTTCATTAGTTAATTCGGGTTGTATAGCAGGTGATACACCTATTAATTCAGATAAAGTCTTCAAACACAAAACACTTGAATATTTTTCTATACCTTTCAATACAAATAATTCCGAAACAACTGGTGCATATTTATGTAGTTGGTTAAAAGGGGGTAATTCATTATCTGCAGAACCAGTATGGGTAGATAGATATTATAACCCTTCAGTGGTTTCAGGTGTAGATGCATTATCGTTTACAATCAATAGTAATTACACAACTAATTTCACACAAGTTTCAACAGCAAACAATGTAAATAGCAATTACCCTGTTTATGATGTTTTGAGCAATTTAACGTTCGAACCTGGTATACAATATGCAATACAACATTTAGGTGAAAAGAACATTATACAGTTGATCGATTCGTTATCTGCAAATGTTGTTCAAAAATATTTCACAACTGTTTACGATTATTTAAATCAGCCTTACGATAATTTATCTAATGAAATAGTGCTTGGCCCTACTTACTATTCAAAATTTTTAGATAGCACACAATTTACAGCAATTAAAGATTTTAATAACTTTACAATTAATTTTGATTTATATGCTAATGACTGGAGCAAACCGTTAGGTTATCAGATATTTGGTAATTATAACAATTACGGTTTAGGTGTTTTTAACTACCAACACGTAACACCCTTTGTTGTAAGTTACAACAAAAATACAATATTCTGCTATAACACTGATTTAAAATTATTAGATAGCATATCATTAGGCAATACGACAATAAAATATGTTAATAAATTAGACCCTGTAGGTAATACTATTGCTATTACTAGCGATAACTATGTAACATTAATAAGTTACAATAGCGTTATAGTAGATAAAAAAATTATACCTGATATTAATCTTTACACACAATTTTATTCTACACTAGAATACACATATTGTTACACAAATACTTTACCACCTTTAAAAATTGATAACATTACATTAGATTACGAAGAAATATCCTCAACTAATACTATTTCAATACCTGGTAAAGTAGGCACGTTATCGTATATCAACACTTTAATTTCATATAAAGACATTCTATATACCGTACCTGGTATAAATGTTAAGATACTCGATAATAAAATATTTTTTATTAGTAGTGATGACACAATACAAAACCTTTGTTCGTATGATATAAGCACAAGCACGCTTACCGTAATTTATGAATGCACATTGATAAACGATTATGTAGTTAATGAAAACGGTGCACTATATGTTGTTTTCGATAATAATAAATTATTACTATCAGATGAATTTTACAATATCAAAACATCTAATGGGTTTCCAGTAAAATTGTTTACTGATCAACCGAGTTTATCTGGTGTGGTGGTTCAAAGCATAGATTATATACGCAATTTTAACAGTAACGGTATAGCAGATGAAGGTTTAGTTTTCGGTGTATATGACCCTGCAAATGTTAAAACAGTTTTAGTACGTACTAATAAAATTGTAAGTAATACCATTAATGTTTTTAATACAATAGATTTTAACAATACGATTGGTATATGTGCTCCAAATCTCTCTAATTATAACTTTACTTTAAGTAATTTAAACGGTGAAGGTAAATTTGAGTTTAGATTAGGTCTACCAAATATTTTTAACAATACAGATGTTTTACTTGTAAGAAACGTTATCGAAGTATCAACTCTCGAACCAGGTTATCATAATTTTGTAATACGTTTTGACTCGGTAAATGGTGTTTATTCTATTTTTATAGATGGTAGAGAGGTTAATCAAACGTTAGTACCAAGCGGTCAATATTCATTTAGCAATATACTTAATATACCATTTATGGCTGGTAATTGTATATATTACAATAACTTTACACTTGGTTCGTATATTGATAAACCAAATTATTATTTTACTACACCTTTACCATTCAAAAATTTATACATATACAATACAGCATTATCATATTACAATATGCTGTTACATTTAAGGCAAAACTATCCGATAAGTGATGTTAAATTTCAATTACCGGTTAATAAACGTAATTTTGTGGAAACAATACAACAGTTTTTTATGTTTAAAGTGCCGGGTGCTAAGTCAAATTATTTCAATGTTGAAGTTGTTGATTTACCTGTAAGCGCTACTCTAGAAGAGATATTGAATGTATCCTTTATAGATGTAATTAATAAGAACAAACCAAGTTGTTCGGAATTAAATACAATTACTTATCATGAATAGTATTTCATCGGAGTTGACATCATATGATTTGCCTAAAAACAGAACAGGTAATTTAACAGTTAATAGTGAGATAGAATTGCCTGTTGCATTAGAGCAATGCTTAATAAATTCAAATGAAAACTATCAAGCTATATCATCAACTATAAACAATTGCTTATCAGGATTATATTTAAATTACCTATATTTGTATAGTAAATGTTTCACTATTGATAACAATTTCCCAACCAATCAACCGTTATATATCGGTAATCAACAAAACAGTGATTTGACATTTTTAACAATTACTGATATAAACACTGAAAATTTAAACACCGTTTTACCAAAAGGTGTTATTACATTTACTGTTAATAGGTATATTGAAAATTATAGTATCGCAATACAGCTTTCATCAATTACAACTCCAGAGCAATTAGCTTTTAGTTATGTAGATGCATTAACCTCATTACCTAATAATTTATTTACAGGTAATACACCGCTTTCTACAGCCACTGGTTACACGGTTTCATTAACTGGTAAACCATCAACATCGTTAAATAAAAGTTTCACCACCAATCCTAATAATATATTTTTCACTACATCTACGTTTACAAGTAACAGTGGTATTACAAGTTTATCTGAGTCTACTACATCTGAAAACTTTACTAGATTTTCTTTCTATTCAAAATTATCTGCTGGTATGGATAACCTGGTAGATATGCAAGTTGGGTACAATCCGTATACAAATACAAATGTTATTTTTTGTGCATCAGCTACAAGAATATTTGTTTTTAATGAAAACAACAGTGGTATATCTTTAGTATACAGTTCTAATACATTAGGTTATCGTCGTGACATTAACTTCCAACAAATCACGTCTATTTTACTTGTTGGTGAAAAATTATATATAGGTGAAGGTTATTACGATTCTGTTTACTATGTTGACGTAAGCGGGTTTATTGGTAATAACCCTATCAATAGTGATAGATTTATTGTTGAGGGTTGTATAGGTGGTTCAGGATCTGCAAGTGATATAACACAATTTTCTTACCCTGAATTACAATTTGAATACAATAATGAATTATATGTTTATGATAGAAATAATTTAACATTAAAAATATATGATTTAAATTTAAATTTTCTTAGAAGATTCAATTTAAAGACTCTTGGTAAATTATACCCATTTATATCTTCAGTAAAACCATTTAGTAAATATGTTTACAACGGTATATTTACTGTTACGTTATTGTGTAGTTATTCTATAATAGGTAATCAAAATACATATAGAATTAACAATATTGTAATTTTAGACCCGGCTTCTTTTGTACCTAAATTTTTAGTTAACTTAAGTTTCAACACCACTAATGAGATATTAACCACATTTAATCAATCCCCTACAACTGATTTTATTGCTTATATTTCAACTAACAAAAATTTATATAAGTTTAATATAACTAATTATTCACAAATCGGTTACTTTACTGAATTAATTCCTAACATTTCATCTTTAAATGTAGTTAGTTTAGATAACGAAGACTATGTTTACACATATAGTTCAAACGGTTTTGGGTTAATTGTCAAATTTATTGAAACAGTAAATTACAACAACCTTCTTACCAATAGTGATTTTAATATATATACTTTCGATGAACTCACTATTAACAGTAATGAATTACAAACATTTCTTGTTTATAATAAAACCTTTAAAAAACTTTTTTATAATTTTTATAAACTTTTAAGTAATATAGCTCTTAGACCTGTATATGATTTAAATATAGGAACCAGTTTAAATTCTAAGGTGTTTAGAGAACTAGAATATTTAAACAACGAAGCATTATCTAAACTTTTAATTATCGAAACAAAAGATTATTATATTGGTGAAAACGAAATAATGACCAATAGTACTATCAATAGAGTCATAACACAATTTTATAGTCTTATAGAACTCGCTTTACAATCAATATCTAATGATGTAAATGTCAATTTTAATACTATTATATTACCATCAACTTCAAATATAACAAATTTACCTCGTGGGTTTGTTATGACCGAACAATTTTCTATTACTAATCCTAACACTTTTAATAGTATTATATTATCTCAAGCAGGTAAGGGTATTGTTGTAGAGGGCTACCAAGCTCCGAGTGTTGTGCCATCTACAACTAATACAACAAGTTACAAAGTTATAGACTCAAATGTTTCGGTAATAGTACCTTTATCTACAACATTAGATAATAGCGTAACCCCGATAGTGGCACCACCTACTGTAGTGCCTATAACACCAAATATTTTTAATCAACCTACAACACCTACAACACCTACTACACCCACGACACCAACAACACCTACAACACCTACAACTATTGTTGATAACCCGGTGCAAACAACACCGGTTGATGTCGTTATACCAACTATAACACCAATTTATAATTTAAAAATGTCTCGTGAAACAGAAAATTACATTGCAAATTATAGTCAATTTCAAAATAAAATAAAAGTGCAGGTAAGCAACAATAACACACCGACAGGTTTAAACCCATTATCGGACATGTTTACATGGGATTATTGTAGAGTTAATAATACTGCTGCAAACGGTATAAGAACATTTGTAGTGGGTAACCCTGGGTTTTTAATGTACCCGCAATCAGGTCTTTACTACAACGGTACTACAATGCCAGTTGATTGGCCAATATCTGGTGGTCAACCTACAAATCAAAATAATGCTAATAATATTATAGCAACATTTTCATACAATAATGCGATTTTAAGGCCACCTGGCGGGATTGCCAAACGGTTTATAAATGCATCGACGAAACTTAAAAAAATTAATGATAATATAATAATGTGGTTTACACCTATTAAAAATTATTTTTACAATTTTGTATTCAAATTGTACAATTCTAATTGGCCATTGTTTAAATTCACAGATCAATCTGGTAATTTAATTACAACACCAGCAACATATTTAATTGATGAAATTATTGTAAAAAAACAAAGTAACGGTAATTTTACATTTAACGTATATAGAAAAAATACAAATTTACGATTTGTCGATGTAGGTGAAAATTACGATTTTCAACCAATAGATTGCACATTATTAAATGATAATGTTTATTTGTTAATGCGTGGATTTAAAACAATGGGTATACCAAGCCCTAAACCAACTGATCAATATTACGCTGTTTTGAGTAATGAAACGCAAACGACTGGTTTATATGTTTTAAAAATCCCTTTAAATTCATCGTTATTCAACCCTACAACACCACCTACATCAACCGAAGCTGGTAATATCAATTACGTTAAACAAATTGACACTTCAGTTTGGGGTCAACCAGTTTATATAGATAATTTACCTGAAACTGATTGGCTTAAAAATGGTCAGTTTGCACCATTTAATTATGGTGTCAATTCAACAAATATACTTGCATGGGAAATAGATGCATTCAATATAACTGTAAACAATGTACCAATACCTACGGTTGTTATTAAGAATAAAATACTCAATAAGTATTGGAGCTCAACAGATGGGGCAACTTGGAATACGTTCAATCCAAATAATACCACAACTGTTTTACTAACTCCTATGGTTTAACTCAATATTGTATAACCTTTTTGTAAAATAAATATTATTATGGCCGACCTGTTACCAATACCGATGAGTCAGTTTGCTGAATTTACTGATATCAATAATTTCAGCGATAACAGTACCTTTCCATTTTTAGATGCAAATTCACCGACAATTGATAAAACCAACGCATTACTCAAATATAAAAATTTCAAACAATTATTACGCGACGATCTTTTCCCTATAACTGATGCTGATATCGATACCGGGATAGATACTAACAATCTCAACACTGGGCTTTTAACTAGTATTAGTAATATACAGGTAAATGAATATGGTAGAGTAGTAAGACTTACTGGAGGTAGTGCAGCAGCTACCGCTCCTTTTGTAATACAAAATGTTACATCCAGTGGTTACCCATCTGGTGGTCAAATATATAGGACACCAAGCAGTTACGTATCGCCACGCACGGGTTCAGCTTGGATTACAGGGGTTGTTAATTTTGGTTTTAATAGAGGTGGTGTCGCAACTGATACTATGGCTGTAAGTATTAAATCAAGTGTTAAAACCTCCAGCGTCAATATTAACTCTGTATTAGTTTCAGAAAATATAGTTGCAGGTGGTAGTCAGAGTGTATCGTTATATATTTCCGGGGTTGTGTCTGTTGTTGAAGGTGAAACAAATTGGTATATATACCCTACCGTTGTGGCAAATGGTAGTGCAACCGAAGTTGTTCTCGTTGGAGGGCGTTTTAATACAAATGCAACATTTTTTATATATTAATTTATGAGTGATTGTAATTGCACAGAAACAATGAGCTGTTCAGCGGTAGAACCAACGAGTGCTTTTTATAGTTCGTACCTCACCAGCACAATTAATAGTTATGATAGACTTGGAGATAGAATCTCCCGGTCATTAGGTGCACCGTTGGTAAACATTGAAATACATCAGGATCAAATGTATGAAAATATTGCAATTGCCACTGAAATGTTTTCAAAATACGCGGGATACACTAGAGAAATACTTGTGTTTGATTCAGCTTTATACGAGCCTGGTAGAGGTATAAGAATGGATGTTTTATTTTCGCTTACACCACCATTGACAGCTAGAGTTGGTTTTGATAATGGTGATGTAGCTGCATTATATAGTATTGGTAAGATGGTTATCAATAAACCCGCAGATCCTTGGAATTTCAATATAGGTGATGCAAATAGTATTAGACCAAGCACACGTAAATTAATGATAGATTACGACTATTTAGTGCAAGAATATCGTAAAGTAATATCTGTAAAAGGTTTAGAAGTAGGTGCAAGCGATGGTGTAAACACTCTATTCACGATTGAGCAAACTTTAGCGCAACAAACATATTTTAGTTATGCAATGGGTAATTACGGGTTTGATTTAATAAGCTGGTACGTATTAAAAAATTGGCTTGACACACGTGAAAAAGTTCTTGCATTGGACCCTGTTACAAAATTTGATTCAAGAACACAATATATGCAAATTTACCCAGAACCTAATACATATGGTAATACAAGTAGGTATTACGGTATAGTAGAATGTTTTGTTCAAAGACCAATTAGTCAAATGATAAGCGAACCCTGGATATATCAATACGCACTTGCATTATCAAAAATAACTGTTGGTATGGTTAGAGGTAAATATACAGGTGTGAGTTTATTCGGTGGAGGATCATTAAATGCATCATTATTAGAACAAGGTTTATCTGAAAAACAAGCACTTGAAGAAAAACTCTACACAGGTGCTTCATCTGGTTTAGGTGATACAGAACCACCAATGTTTTTAATAGGATAATAAATGTTACCACCTAACACTACAACTAATTTTAGACAAGGTGTTTATAAACCTCTAAATAAAACAAAATATAAAGGCTCAAAAGATCCTGTTTACAGATCAGGTTGGGAATTAAAATTTTTTAAATTTTGTGATGTAAACCCAAACGTATTAGAGTGGTCAAGTGAAACAGTAATAATTCCCTATGTAAGCCCTATTGATAATAAACCTCATAGATATTTTGTAGATAACATGGTCTATATAAAAGAAGGTGATATTAAAAAAAGATATTTAATAGAGATAAAACCATCCAAACAAACAATACCACCCACGGTAAGTAAAAATAAAAAGAAAAGCACAATGATATACGAGCAGGTAACATATGTGCAAAACAAGGCAAAATGGGAAGCTGCAACAAATTATGCAAAAAAACACAATATGGAATTTAAAATACTCACCGAAAAAGAATTGGGTATAAATTATAAATATTAAAATGTTATGAATAAAGATACTAAATTAATATTCGAAGCATTTTTAAAAGCTATCGATAATAAAGCTTACATTTCTATTTCATATTCCGATAGAGATATTTCTCAATCAAAAATAACAACTGTTTTGGCGCAACAATTACCTAAAATATTATTACAAGGTGCAATAGAAATTGTCGGTGATAAGGAATCATTAGAATATATTGAAGTGTATGAACCTGAAGAAGTTAGTTTTAAAAAAGCGTTAGTATTATCACCAAAAAAAGATATAGTTTTTAGTTGTACAGATGGTGAAGATATTGTCACGGTAGTTCATAATCTTGAGTCTGTATATAAAGAATTAATCGGTGATGGTGGTGTTGACGATAAAACCGCAAAATTAATTATAAATCGATTAATTGATGATGGTGCAGTTGATTATCTTTATTACGGGGATGGTAATCACTATAAGGAACCTATACATGCAGTTTTTTATAAAACTAGCACTGATCCGCAGGACTGGTATAAAGTAAATTCATTAAATGAGGTGGGTCAAATTGTAGGTAAAACTTTATCAGATATTCATGGAAGTCGCGATTTTATACAACCTGAAGATCCAAATAGGGAAGACCCAGATATTGAATAAATATAAAAACTAAAATTGTTAAATAAACCACTGTAAAACAATAAATATTTTAAATGTTTAGATTACTTGTTGAGACACCAGCTCCAAAAGAGCAATTTGAGTATATACTTGAAGAGAAAAGTCCTAATTCTCCTTCAACATTATATATCAAAGGTCCTTATATAATGGTAGACGAAACCAATCGTAATAAAAGATATTATCCTGCAGATGAAATGAGAGCTGAAGTTGGTCGTTATATAAAGGAAATGATTGAAACGAAACGCAGTATGGGTGAATTAAATCACCCAACGTCTGTTGAGGTTAACCCTGAAAGAGCTTGCCACATGGTTGTGGAGCTTAAAAACGAGGGTAAATTTTACCATGGTAAGTCTAAAGTATTAAGTACCCCAATGGGATTAATTGTAAGATCGTTAATCCAAGATGGTGTAACAATGGGTATGAGTACTAGAGCACTTGGCCAATTGTGTCAAGAGTCTAACGGTATAAGCAGAGTAAGCGATGTTAAGTTAGTAGCAATTGATTGTGTAGCTGACCCTTCTTGTCCAAAAGCATTTGTAAATGGTATACTTGAATCTAAGCAATGGGTCTTAAACACCAAAGGCGAATTAGAAGAGGCTTACTCAAAATTCGAAGAGAAAATCTCTAAATTACCAAGAAACAATAGAGAAAAATATTTTCTTGAGCAAATAACAGCATTTATTGATAAAATTAGCGCTAAATTATAAATAATATTATGACAAAAAATTACCATAATTTTATTTCAGCAATTTTGGAGGAAAAGTATGCTGAAGCTAATAAATATTTACAGCAATTAGTTGAAGCTAAACTTAAAGCTAAAATCAAAAAAGCAGCTGATAAAGTTAAGTAAAACAACCAATTTAAATTATGAATAAAGAAATCAAAGATGCACTCACAGATGATGTTAAGGAAGTTCTCACTGAAGAATCCTTAAGCAAGCTTGAGCAACACTTTAATGAAAAAGTCAAGCTTCATGTTGAAAAAGCTCTCAATGAACAAGATGAAGAGTATTCTGTCGCATTAGAAAAATTTCTTGATGCTTTAGATGCTGATCACTCTAACAAACTTAAAAAAGTGGTCGAAGCTATCGAACTTAATCACACCAATAAATTAAAGAAAGTTATCACGAAGTACGAGGGAGCTTTAAATGAAGAAGCAAACAATTTCAGAACTTCTTTAGTTACAAAAATCAGCGACTATATGGAATTATATCTTGAAAAATTGGTACCACAAGATGCAATTCTCCAAGCTGTAGAAAACAAGCGTGCAAACACCATGTTGAACTCAATACGTTCTGCACTTGGTGTTGATTTAGCAATTGCTAAAGAGAGTGTACGTGAAGCAATTTTGGATGGTAAGAATCAAATAAATGAAGCTCATAGCGAGCTTGAGGACTTGAAGAGCAAGTTTATTGCAACAGAACAAGAAAATGCTAATTTAAAAGCAAAATTGTATCTTGAGCAAAAAACTGCTACCTTGTCAGACGATAAAAAGGGTTACATCAAAAAGATCCTTAGTAATAAGTCATATGACTTTATAAAGGAAAACTTTGATTACACCGTTTCAATGTTTGATAAGAGAGAAGAGGAAAAACTTCAAGGCCTCACAGAAGAAGCTAAACAACAGGCTACGTCAACAACTGTTGATCGTGTTGTAGTTGAGGAGTCGGTACAACCAACACAATCACAGCAAGACAACCCTGTTGCTAGTTTATATCTTACTGAGTTGACAAGATATTAATTTCAACTTACTTGAGAGCTATAGGACGGTTTCTTATAGTTCTGATATGTACTATACACATAGTATATGTTTTTAAATTTTAACCCATAACTAAATATGAACCAAATAAGACCAAATAACTCGTTCATCGATATGAGCCGTGCTAAGGCTCTTCTCGAGAAGTGGTCCCCTGTATTGGACTACACTTCAGATAACGTAAAACCAATCTCTGACGACCATCAGAGATATACAACCGCTTGTCTCTTAGAAAATCAAGAGAAGTGGTGCTTAACAGAGGGAAATAACGTAGCTGGTGGTACTGGCTCGGTATTTTCAAACGGCTCTGTAAACGTCGGCCAGTTTGGTAACCAAATACCAAACAGCTATGCCCAAGGTGATACTTATGCAACTGGTGATTTCAGATTGCCTAAGATTCTTATCCCAATGATCCGTCGTACCTTCCCTGAGCTTATCACTAACGAAATCGTTGGTGTTCAGCCAATGTCAGGTCCGGTAGGTCTTGCATTCGCCATTCGTTATAAATACGAATCAGAAGCACTCGGCAACGGTGTTGACGGTCAGCCATCAGCAACAGGTACAATCAACCTCGAACCACAAAATCAATCCGATGGTAAGGAAATTGGTTATCAGTATCTTGACTCAAGATTCACAGGTACAAGCTCATTAGCATTGTCTGGTCTTGGTTCAGGTTCTGATTTCCAATATCTTGCTACAGATCAAGGTGTTGCACAGTTACTTGCTAACTTCGAGTTAACTGGTAGGATTCCTCAGATCGTAACATCGTTTGAAAAGACAGCAGTCGAAGCTGGTACCCGTAGGTTAGCAGCTCGCTGGTCAGTTGAACTTGAGCAAGATCT